TTGTTTGTTAAGGACAAGTATGTATCGGAAGAATTGCGTAATCTAGCCAAAGAATTAAATGTATTATTTGTAACTGCTTCGCAGCTGAATCGAAGTGCTGTTGAAGAAGTTGAGTTCGACCATAGTCATATTGCTGGTGGTATCAGTAAAATCAATACCGCAGATAATGTGTTTGGTATCTTTACTTCAAGAGCAATGCGTGAGCGCGGCAAGTATCAAATACAAGCAATGAAAACTCGTAGCAGTAGCGGGGTTGGGCAAAAAGTTGAATTAGAGTTTGATATTGAAACTTTGCGTATTCGAGATTTAGCCGATGATGGTGACTATAATAAGTTTAAGAAACAATCTAGTACCATATACGATCAAATCAAGGCCAAGAGCGAAGTCACTACAAACAGTGCAGTACCAGTTGATGAGCCTGGTAAAATTGAAGTCGGAGTTGACTCTAGCAAATTAAAACAAATGTTAGCCGGACTAAAAGCCAAACGCAATGGCTAAAACTTATGTGCTTTGACTTCCGAGCATTCTATATAGTAGGAATCGTTGCTCATGCGTAGCCTACCGGTGCCGGTCACAAAATCGGCATCACTATAGGCAAATGGTTTGCGAGCAGTGACATCGATATACTGACCATTGCCTATACCTAATGTAAGGAAAGTCACATACCGTCCTGTTTCACCTTTGAATACTCTACCATTGGCAACAAGTCCTGAGAATTCAAACCGATCCTGATATGTGTTCATACAGTACATACCCGGCAAGAACTCTTCCGAAGACCACCAACCATATTTTTTATATTCCCAAACGGGATCATTCATGATCCCGTTGTGGTAGCCCAGGTCACGCAAGTCCCAACCCACTCGTTTTGCCTCATTTTTATAAACCCAGCGACGATAACTGCCCTGGCAATGCTTAAGACAGGCACGCCAAAACTCACGCGGATTATGTGCTTTTTGATAAGCCAATGCCCAAATTAATCTACCTAAATTTACTGCATGAGCTCGGCATAGACCAAAGTGTCCTAATTGGTATAATTCATTAACAATTTGAGTTTTATTATCGCTTTGGCCCATGCGCTCAATAAACTCTAATACTCTTTCCTCATTGCGTTTAGCAAAAGCACGACGATACATATCGGCTTCATAAGTGTTGCAACCAATTAATCGAGAAATTTTGTGTATGGCATCGTCTTCATAGACAATGGTATCTGATAATCGTTGTTCGGTCCAATCATGAAAGAAACTGGCCTTTTGTCTCCCTGTGGTAGCTACTGGTCTAATAAGAGCTGTGGCAAACACACAATCGGCACGAGTTTGTGGGCGTATGGCGCGAAACAATCTACGCATAGCTGGACTTTCGCCCTGTGTAACTCCGAGTACATCACCTCTTGACAGTAGTTCAGATGTAGCTGTATCGGTTTCTGGATAGTCTTCAAGTGAACGACTGGAATCAATTTCTATGAGTTGGCTTAGTCCGCGATTAGCCAATATATCTACTTTAAGGTGTTCGAGATCTTCTATTTCATGTTTGTCTAAAAGAATTTGATTTTCACCATTTTTCAGACTCTTCGGTAATTTGAATTTGAATACTAGAATACCGCCGCAGTGCTTACTGATGGCTCGTTTTTGCCCTAATAATTTGCGTTCTATTCTACCGGCTTCGACTGGGTCTATGCCTAGCTTTTCATATGTAAAGTTTCGCGGTAGTCGGCCTGTGGCACCTAATCTGCGAGCAGCTTCGCGGCGTGCTGACCGATCCTTGAACTTGACATAGTTACTGATTCTAGCAGTGTGTCCAGGCCAGCGATCAAATATACGCTGCATCACAGTTTCCTGTGCCCAATGTGGAAAGTCTATATCCACATCTGGTAAATCATCTCGTAAGGGATTGATAAAGCGAGCAAGTGGGATGTTCCAGTAAATAGGATCAACATCGGTTATACCAAGTAGGTAGCAGATCAGGCTTGAACCTGCGCTACCTCTTGTCATATGTGGAATGTCACGCGATAGTTCTAAGATGTCGCATATTTGATGAAAGTATTCGGCGAATCTTAGTTGAAAGATTAGTTCAACTTCTTCGGCTAATCTTAAGTTATATTCTTGAGTATCTGGGCAATTTCTAATAAATCGTGAAAATAATTTATGCACTGACTCGGTGTCGATAGCAACCATGATTGAAAACCTCTATAAAGACCATAATGTAGAGTATTTATAGACTAAATTCATTAGGGAAATAATTCATTACCTATAAATAAATTACCTGGGGGATATTTTGCAAAAGCGTACTCTTAGCCTTTTGGCTGAATTAGATAATTTGGCGTTACGCCGTGACCGTGAAAGTTTTATTGAAACACGGGCTAACAATGTCATACAAGGTGCCATCAACCTTTTACAGTTCATCCGTGAAAATTATGACCCCGAAACAGCCGTGGAACTAGAGCGTAGGCTACTAAATAGTATAAGAAGCGGCGATACTAGTAAATTTACTAGGGGCATAAGGAAAGTTAAAGATGAAAACTAGTGAGATCATTATAGAAAATCCAGTAAAGGATATTTTTAATAGAGTTCAGGCAAACATTGCCACCACTAGGCATATGAATGATTGGGTAAAACCAAAAGCCAATCAGGCATTTAATGATTTCACTTCACAACATAGTGGTATGGGTTTACCACCTGGTACCACTCTACCAGACTTAATTAAAACTTGGTCTGATACTTATTACAAATATAAAAGTCAAATGCCTCCTCCAGAGATATCAAACTTGTCCAATGCCAGTCTTACTAAATTAAAAAAGTATTTTTTGGATAGGTCTGCAGAATTTTTTAGATTTAACCAAGGACAAACACCAGAGGCGCCGCCTAGTCCACCCAGTGGGCCCAGTGCTTCGGCCTCATCGAACGCCAGTGCTTCGGCAGTAGCTGGCAGTGATACGCCTTCAAGTGGACAACCTAGTGCAACACCCCCTGCAAGTACCGCAGGTACAACTAAATCAAGAGAGTTAATGCAGTTTATTCCTAACATGACCAGTAACGAACTAGCAGTGTTAAAAAGAATTGTTGATTCTGCACTTGCTCGTAGAGGATCCACAGCAGTGGCTACAACTACTCAAGATGTGCCATCCCGTGAAATCGACATGGGTCCTGCACAAGTAGTGGGTGCTAGACCATTACCTTCACCGGTTCGTCGCTTGGGTCGATAGTGTTTTTTAGATTTTGGATAAATAATTACATACGCGAAAGCGTAACTTAATAGAAAGGAAATTAAAATGGCTGTATTTGCTCGTGTTGCTCCTACTGGAGCCAAAGTTGGACAGTTTGTTGGTCGTGACCTAGCTTTTGTGCTGTTAGCCAAGACAGGTATCCAAACTAACTATACCAATGTAGACAGTGATTTTGAAAAAGCAGTTCGTATTCTACAATTGCATGGTACAATGACAATTGTTGGTACACCTGACAGTGGTAATGTTATTTTTGTCATGGAAGGTCTAAGCAATAGATCAACCAAGGCCAACATCGAAGCAGATCTAACTGCTGCTGGTGTAACAGGTTGCACAATTACTCTATTGGCAGCTGGTCTAAAAGGTAACACTGTAGCTGCTAGCTAATCACAACTAGTGCTTAAAGCCCGCCTCGTGCGGGCTTTTTTGTATCTAGATCAGCAAGCATGATTAAATATAATATAGACTTGGGTCTATATTTTTTTATAATTGAGCATTTAAATATATGTCAGCATCGGATATTGAAAAAGAGAATTTGGAGGCTCATGTGGAACTTTGTGCAGAGCGATACCGACAACTCAACATGAAATTAGATAGCATGAATATCAAGGTCACAGCCATGGAAGGCATGATCACTGACATCAAGACATCATTATCGGAAGCTAATGATAAGCATAATCGACAACTTATCACAATAGGAACCAGTGTTATTGTGGTATTAATTGGTGCTATAATAAGTTTATTAGTGGCACTCAATAAATGAAAATCTTGGAACTCATGGGCGGAATTCAATTACCAATTACCAACGAAGAAGCCGAAGTATTAGCTAAATTCGAATCAACTGAAACAATCAATAAACAGGACCTCAACGAACGCGAACAAATACTAGTAAACAGTCTAGTCAATAAAAATGTCATAGTTCGTAGACATACCAATGGACAAATCAATTACTTTAGACAAAAACATAGTTGAACAAGCAGTCCATGAAGCAGTGGCAACAGTGCGTTCATGGACTTTACGAGAATTACAAAATCTCCTTAGCAAAAACAATAAAAAGCTAATTATAATTCCCATAGGAGACCATGGGTATATTGTAGGCAACCATGCACTTAAAATACACAAAAATGAATGCCGTGTGATTTATAGATACAGCGATCAAGAATTAGTATTCAGCAACGGTACCATAGCTATGGTATATGCTATTACACAATTTTATAAAAAATATGAACTAGCAGAAGAAATTCATCAGCGCGATCAAAGGCTTTATAACCTAAGCACAGAAATCAATTTCTTCACTACTAAACTTGCTAGAGCCAAAAAACAGAAAAATAGTTTTAAAACAGATATCTATGCTAGTAGGTTAAGTCAAGCACAAGCACAATTAATGTATAATCGCGGACTTTTAGAAAAAAGATTAAATCTGGCTAAATACATTAACCATTAGGAATACCAACTATGAACCTTTCACAATTAAGTACTCAGCCAACTTCTAATAGAATGAACAATCTATTACAAAGCCGCTTTGGATTTAGCTTAGATCTTAATCGTTTGACCTTTAGCAAAGCACAAAGATTAAATGACCTAGTAAGCGAAAACATTGCTAAGATTCGCCGCAGTTACGGAGTTCACACCGCTGAGCGTAATCCAAAATACATGGAACTGCTCATGGTGCGCGAAAGCCTAGGGCGTTGGATGCGTGAAAATCAACATCTCATGGAAAGTGAAATGGGCAAGAGCGAGGCCATTCTCGCTGCCAAGGACATGGTAGACAGCATTCAGGACATGGTAGAAAAGGTCAGCAAGATGCAGGTTGAACAGCTACCTGCCTTAATTGATACTATTCGTGACCAAATTGGCATGGCTGAAGCTGACAATTTTAAAAGTTCAATGAGTGGTTTATTGACTAGCATCAGTCAAGAATTAGCACAAGCTAGAGAAACTGCTGATACATCTGCTCGCCAATTAGCCGGTGAAGACATGGGTGGTATGGGCATGCCTGGTGCTGCTCCAATGGGTGGTGACATGGGTATGGCGGGTGCAGAACCAGCAGCTCCGTCATTAGGTGAGCCCAGTGACCTAGATGCCGACCTAGGTGGTGACGAGTTTGGTGGCACAGATGCTGCTGCTGGTGGTACTGAACCACTAGGACGCGAAAAGCGTTAATGAGAGCTCGTGAGTTCATGGAGGCAAATGATGCCTCCAATGCCAATCTTCTAAGCACTTTATCAACTTTAAGAGATCAAACTGATCAAATTAGACTAGACAGTCTAGTTAATATGGTTCGTAGGCAACCGGGATCGGAGATGTTTAATATTGATTTATTGTTGCAGGCGCAGGATCGTGATCCTGCTGTATCCGAACTAGTTGATAGAATAGAAGCCGATGAAACCGGTGTAAAGTATGTGTATCTCAAGCCCATTACCAGTGACGATGATGCAGAAGTGCAATCTGGACCGGACATGGGCGATACAAGCAGCAGTCAAATTGATCCTAAAAAAACTGTATCTGCTATGGCCAAAAGAGCATCTAGCAAAAGAATCTAGTCGCAAAATTACTACAGATATGTTATTATCGTAGTATGCTAAACCCTAAATTTAATTATCATCAAATCAATAGAGAAAACCTTGATGGTCGTCGCTATTATGTAACACCTACAGGCGATCGTGTTCCAAGTGTGACCACAATACTTGACCGTACCAAACCCGCCGAAGCCAGACAGGCACTGGCCGAATGGCGAAAACGAGTGGGTGAGCAACGAGCACAACAAATCACTACTGAAGCAGCTAATCGGGGCACTCGTATGCACAAATGGTTAGAAAACTATGTGCAAAACGGTGACGCCGGTAATCCAGGTACCCATCCCGAAAGCCAACGCAGTCATCGCATGGCCATGACTATTATCGAACATGGATTTGCAAAAGTTTCCGAAGTTTGGGGCAACGAAGTTCCTTTATACTTTCCTGAACTCTATGCCGGTACTACAGATTGTGTTGGCATACATCAAGGACAAGAAGCTATTTTAGACTTCAAGCAAACCAATAAACCCAAGCGTCGTGAGTGGATTGACGACTATTTTTTGCAATTGACTGCATATGCGTTAGCTCACAACGAAGTTCATGGCACTAACATACGCAAAGG